ACCTGTGATAAACCAACCAACTATTTGCCGCGCTTGTTGATTTAATAATTACGCATCCGGGAGTGCTTCCTAACGAATGGCTGAATGTACCACCACCAGAGCCATTAGAGGTAAACGTCACCACATCAAAGAACTTCGCCTGCTTGCGGAATGTCCATGAGGCGTAGGTATCACCTGAAGTATTTACAGACCCTAAGCTATCGGCACCTAGGCTAAATCCATTTGAATTAAACGATGTTAGTGTATCGGTATAATTTCCATTATAGTTTTCGGCGTCTGATCGGTTTGTTGCTAAATATTTAGACGCCCCTCTGTTAGTGTTGGCTAAATAATGCGAATATCCTAAACTTCTTCCTTTAATCCAAACCAACCCACCTTTACCCGACAGATCAATCCCGTTGGTGATGGTCTGCGAAGTGCCGTTACCGGTGTAGAGATACGTCGAGAACACATCCTCGATGTAAACCGGCGCAGCAGACTGGGCAAACTCCCCAAACCCCTGAGCGGATGCAGCACCTCTTGTTTCAATCAGCGGCATATCAGTCTCACGCAAACTTGGTTTGGGCGGCAAACACGGTAAACGCTGCGTTGCCTGTTTTGACTATCGTATAGGTGTAAGCATCAATACTAGAAGCGTTACCAGCAGCCCAAGCAGTCCCACCTTGATACTTCGGCGTTACGGAAGAACCATCGACCTGCACCGTGTTGTTGTAGTACGCAGTAGACCCCTGAGTAACCAAGAACGCCACCGTCACCGACTCTCCGGTAGACATCAGAGTGTTCAAGCTAGTCCCAGAAGACCCTCGAAAGTTCACCGTCCAGTTCGCAGAAGCGTTAGAGGTGTAGTAGAGAACAGACTGAGTCGTCACATCGTAGTTGATCGTCCCCGTCGCAGCAGTAGCCGATACAGTCACCACTTCCTTCGCGTTCGTCAGCTTGGTCGCTGCGACACTCGTCGAGCCTGTAAAGGTCTGGAGAGCGGTGAAGGTAGTAGCAGTGCCTGGGGCTACATAATCAGTCCCTGCTGTAGCAGCAGTGAATGCTGAAGTGCCATTGCCTTTCAAGACTCCTGTAAGCGTTGTTGCGCCAGTGCCCCCATTGGCTACAGCAAGGGTTCCCGTAGTCTGAGTAGCTAGGTTGATACTAGTAGCAGTAGGAGCCACGTTAATCCAGGCAGAGCCTGTATAGACCTTCATGGCATTGTCAGTAGTATTAAAATACAAAGCCCCCGTCAGCAGGGCATTGCCATCATTGTCTACAGAGGGGTCTGAAGACTTCTGACCCAAGTAACGATCATCAAAAGCATCATAACTATTAGCGGCAGAAGTAGCAGCACTGGACGCACTGGATGCGCTGGAGGCTGCGTTAGAAGCTGAAGTAGCGGCATTAGAGGCTGATGTGGAGGCGTTACTGGCTGACGTAGCAGCAGCGGCGGCAGAGGCTGCTGCGGCTGTTGTGGAGCCAAAGAGGGTGTCAATATAGTTCTTGGTTGCTGCATCTTGGGCACTAGTAGGGTCTCCCATGCCAGTAATCTTGTTGGTGCCCATTGCAATAGCACCAGACATCGTACCGCCCGTCCGGGGCAGCATCAGGTCTGCATAGGCTTTGGTAGCAGCATCGGTATTGGAAGTAGGAGTACCAAGACCAGTAATCTTGTTAGTCCCCATAGCGATAGCACCCGTCATGGTGCCACCGGAGAGGTTCAGTTTCCCAGCAAGGGAGTTGGTTACGGTAGTGGAGAAGCTGGCATCATTACCAAGAGCAGCAGCCAGTTCATTCAAGGTATCCAAAGCAGCAGGAGCAGAAGCTACGAGGTTGCTAACTTGTGTATCAACGTAGCCTTTGGTAGCTGCGTCAGTGCTGGCAGATGGAGCACCAATGTCAGAAAGCGTAGCCCCATTAAAATCTAAAGTACCATTAACTACCAAGTTATTAAGAGTAGTAGTACCAGAGGAAGCAGTGACATTCCCCGTAACATTCCCAGTCACATTACCAGTAAGATTACCCGTGACGTTACCAGTGACGTTGCCGGTAAGGTCTCCACTAAAACCAGTGGTGGCAGTGATTGTGGTGCCTCGAACAGTAGTAGCAGTTGTAGCTCCTACCGTAGTGCCATTGATAGTGCCACCAGTGATAGTAGCATTGCTGGAGGTCACAGCACCTGTGATGGTACCGCTAGAAGTAATATTGCCAGTAGTAATAGAAGACGGGTTAGTACCTAGTTCTACTACGGTAGCAGAGGCGTTCTCAGTAAACAGGCGCTTGTCAGTGACGTTTACTGCCAGTTCGCCTTGGACTAGGTTAGCCGCTGAAGGCACAGCAGACGCTGTAGAACTGTTCTTGATAATGATTGTAGACGGCATAGGCCCCTCGTAGTCTTACTAGTCGGTGTTTCCTTTCTTAAAAACCCCGTAAGGCTCTTAAGAAAAGGCTGCACAGCCCTTTTGAGACTGTGCAGCTTTTCAGACTATCCTTAGTCGTTGACTACCAGCACGAATGCCGAGTCAGGGCGGTACGCCTTCACACCATAGAGGGTATCTGCGGTGTAGAGGTTAGCCAGGTACTCCTGCTTGTACTGGGTCTGGCTGCGAACACCCATCTGCTCTGCAAGGATCAGGGAGTCCTTGTGCATCAGCATGGCGGCGATCAAGCGGTCACCAGCGGTGTTGTTCGCTGCCGTTTCTACTTCAGGGCAGTTGCTAGTAACGTAGATGTCGATGCCATACAGCTCACCGATCTTGCCATTCTGTACACCACGACCGTTTACGAAGTCGCTGGATACATAACGGTCAATACCCATGATGGCATTGCGGAGCGCGGGCGGGATTACAAAGACGCGGTTGTCCATCGGTACGTCAGCATCATCCATCAACTGGATCAGCGAACGGAAGCCAGCATCAGTGAATACATCGCTGGTGGTTACCGTGTCTTCTGCGTACAGCGTCAGGCCGGTGGAGGCATCGATGAAGTACGAAGCACTATGAGTCCAGTCGGAGCCATCACCATCGCCAAGGCTCTTGCCGAGTGCGAACAGATCGGAATCAATCTGCTTGGCAAGGGCATAACCAGCGTCTTCGGTGTAGAAGCGACGAAGGCTGTCCAAGGACTGGACACCCACAATGTCTTCGATAAGACGCGAGTACTCGTAGTGCTTGTTGATTACTACCTGAACTTCAGACTCAGTGTTGTTCTGAAGCGTTACGGCAGTGTTCTCGGACTTGGCGTATGCACTGCCACGGGTCGGAGCCGGGATGTGCATGGTGTCGCCTTTCTTGCCTTTCATCGAAAGACGCTTAACCAGGCGAGCCAGTACAAGATTCTTCTCGTAAGAGGCGCGAATCTCGTCAGACCAGAGTTCGGGAATAAAGGTCGCGGCTTCAGTAAGGCCAACCGCGCCGGTCATTGTGGGGTAAGTTGAAGTAGCCATGATATTCTCCTAGAAGGCTAGTTAATAACCCGTTTCTCTGCATACGCCTGCCGAATCTCAGCGGCTAAGGCAGCATACCGATCGGGGTCTTTCATCAGTGTGATAATGTCCTGTCGTCGGAACTTCTTCTTAGGCTGTGGCTCAGCAGCTACGTTGTTGTTGCCAGAGGCTGCGCGACGCACAGTCTCCTTGCGAGAGGTCTGTTCAGACGTCGCCGCCTGATTCACAAGGCCCTGACGCTCTTTCCACAATGAGAACAACTCATCTGCGGCATCTACGTCATATTCCTTGTCAGCCCTCAACAACAAAGCCTGACGAACCTTAGAGCTACCAATCCAGTTTAGGAAACCCTCATTCACCAACAAGTCATGGGCATCTGGGTGACGGCGAAGCATCTCTGCTTGTGCCGTTGCCTGCTTCTGCTTCTGCGTTAGGCTACGAAGCTCTTGGAAGGCTGGATGCTTTTCGATTGTCTGTGAGACAGCCCCTTCTGGATCGCTAAAGAAATCAACTTCTTTGACAGGTTCTTTTTTGATAACAAGTTCTGTCTGTTTGGTTATGAGATCATCCACTGCCTTTCGCAGTTCGCCTACCTCATTAGCCTGACGCCCCATAGCCTTCTCGGCCTCTTGGTGCATCCTGACAATGTCCTGTAGGGATTTGTTGCGATACTTTTCTGGAAGCTCCTCAGAAGGCTGGGCAGGTTCTTCTGCCTTATCCTTGATCTCCAAGGCTTCAAGAGCAGCTATCTCATTTTCCAATTGACGCTCGTTAAGTAGTTCAGCCATTATTCACTCCGTGACTTAGCATTGTGGAGAATATAAACAGGCCACTTGGCTAGTGGTTGACTGTTCGTTAGTCGTATTTCTTAGAACCCTTCTCGTGATACCTAGCCCACTTATAGGAGGCTCCGGGGTAATCGGCATTAAAAGGTATCTTCAAGCTAGGGGCTGAGATAACACGAATAGAGGTGCTGTTGCAGTCAGGACAGGTAGCCTCTCTCACAGAGGAGGAGACATTGCGTTCAAAGACATGGCCGGAAGGGCACTTGAAATCAAACAGCATCATCAGCCCCCTGAGCCTCCAGTGAGGCAATAGTCTGGGAGATGGTGTCCTGAAAGTTCAGCAAAGTTGTGATGGTGGCGAGTTGTCCCTGACGGTAGTCAAGGTCTCGACAATCACGAATTGTAGCTACGTTATTGACGGTCTCGGCAGTTAGTCTTAGGTTATCTAAGAGCTGCTTCCAACCAGGAAGGGCAAAGAGGTCTAAATAGTTATTGTAGTAGTCTTCTAATTCTTTATTCAATATACACCTTTATTATACCACAATTCTGTGGAAAAGTCAATGAGTAACTGGGCCTTGGGGCTTTTCAATCTTCACCAGCTTCATAGGCGTGGTTTCAGTGGTTATCTCTTTTTTGAGATATTCATAAGCCCTAGTAACATCATCACAGTTCCAGTTCCCATTGGAGTAAGCCATCAGGGATAGGAACAGTTCGATCTTACTGTCATCTTTCAAAGTCATGCGGCTTCCGCCTTCTTGGTGGATTTCTGATTATTCTTCTCAAGCTCAGCCACTTTAGCTTCTAGTTTAGTTAGACGTTTGCGGTCTTCAACAAAGCTCTCATTGACCTGTTTAATGATGTTCTCAATCTCAGTCTTAGTAAGCATAATCACCATTTAACCTTGTCTGCCCAGTACGCAGCAGACATCTTTCCCTTGGATATGTTCTGAGCGTGTCTGGCCTTAAAGGACTCTCGACGCTTCCTGTAAGACTCAGACTCACCTTTCTTCTTAGGGCTACCGCTAACACCTTGCTGACCAAACCTGATGGTCTTAACTTGGTCGCCTTCCTTGGCAACCACTACATGGCTCTTGGTAGGGTGGTTCGGAGTGCGTTTGGGTTTATTAAAACCTTCTACACCAGCACGTTCTAGACGGGGGTCTTTAGGCATTGGATGCTCCACTACGCTCTTTTACAGCAATCTCACGCTCTCTTAGCATGGTATCTGCTAGTTGCAGACGACGCTGGAAGTCAGCATTGCTAGGGTCATCAGGCATATTCTTAAGGGCAATCTCAAGCGGAAGGATACGGGTTTCTTCAACGTACTTAGCTGCCCTTGCCTGAGACTCAGCAGCCTGTCCTTCCAGAGCAGCCGCCTGAGAGCCTTTGAAGCGAAGGTCAGCCTCTACAGCCATCTGCTGGGCCTGCTGCGCCTCTGGCGAGGGCTGAGACGCCTGTTGCATAGCCGTCTTCAGTTCCTCACGGTTGGCTATGTTCATATTATCTATGATCGATTGGATCAAGACAGGGTACAGCGGGGACTCAGCCGACATGGTTTGCAGCAACTGAACAAGCTGGGTGACTTCATACTCACGGGCTATGATGCCCAACGAGGATGTAGCTACAAACTTGTAATCAGCAACTGGGTAGCTCTCAGGATCAAACTGCATATAACGCCATGCAGCCTTCTCCACAAACGGAATAATGAATGATTCTTGGAAGTTAATCAGAGTGCGCTTGTGGCGCTTGATGATGGCACCAAGACTCATGGAGATGCCAGCAGCGGTAGAGTCCCCATTGATGGAGCCGGGGATGCCAGCAGAGTCAATAGCGCCAGTAGCCATCTGGAGCATACGCTGGAGAGCCTCTGCCTGCACAAAGGTCACCTGATCGACGCCACCTAGCTTGATGGGTTCGATGATCTCAGAGGGCCTTCCAACAGTCAGAATGGTCTTACCAGGACGAACCTCTGTGTTCATGCCGCGAGGGAGTCTTGTGGAGTCAATACCCACCATCGGGTGAACCGTAAGCGCCAACACATCCTGACGCGCACGAAGTTCAGCATCCAGCGCCTTCTGACTGTTGTAGGCTTTCTCACAAATGCCCCGTCCCCAGAACTTACCAGGCACAATGTCCCAAGGGAACGCTACAACGGGTCTATCCTGCATCATATACGGGGTTTCTTCTGCCTTCAGAAGGTCACCACCGTTAGCCAACACTACGATTGCTTCTACATAATAAGAGTTATCATCTTCAGAATCAGTCAAAACAACGACTTCACCGTCCTCTTGCTGTGCTTTCTTCAGCAAATGACGAGGCACCAAGCCATAATAGGTGGTCTTTTGAGTCTTATCAGTCTCTGGAACGGTAAGGGTCTTATCTTCTTCAAGGTCTAGGTCGGTTACAGCGTTCCGGATAGGGATTTTCTTGTAAACCCCCTTCTCCTGCATGAGTTCGATGCTGTGAGCAGGCACATATTCATCAATAGCTACACCCAAAGCCTCCTCAATGCTGCAAGCGGCGGGGTCAATTAGGAAGTTCTGAGGCAGAATAGACCGCATCTTCACTACTGTGCGGTTCTGGATGTTGACACCAACAGCAGTAAGCTGTCCTCCGAGGACTGGTTCAGTGGCTGGTGCCATCTCCTTGACTTCTTCCAGCACTACTTCTGCAATACCAGTGCCAAACACAGCGGCATTGATGAGGGATTCTGCAATACTCTTGCGTATCTTTTGCTTCTTGAAGTCCTCATGCAGCTTACGCTTTAAGAATTCAATATCCTGCTTCTGTGCATCAACAAGATCATCGCTGATGTCGAACCAAACACCCCGGCCAAAGGTGGCTTCTTCCAGCTCTGCTACCGCAGACTCCACAGCCTGCTGCGTGGCAGGGCTAATCAGACGGCTCCGTTCTGAGTCCCTGGTGCGATCTTCAGCAGCCCAGACGCCTCTCCAGATGCGGTAGTATTCGTCATGGCGGCGCTGGTAGTTATTCTCATAATGCTCACGCCATTCCTCTACCTTCGTCATGACCCAGCCTTCCAGAGTCTCCTCTAGAGAGAAATCACCGGGTTCGGCATCTATATAATCCATTAGTTTCTCCACAATCAATACCCCGAAATGCTGTCTAAAGGCTCGTAGTCAGTTTCTTCAAACTCATCAATCCCATAAGGGATAGTGGCTAACTGAGCCACATAAGACAAGGCATCTACTAAGTCATCATGCACCAAGTCATTCGGGAACTGAAACAACTGGTCAAGAAGTTGTTCATTCCACTCGCCCCTGTTTATCCTGACCCTGCTGTTCTCAAAACGTCCCTGTAAGGCCCAGACAATCCTGTCAATCTTCTTCTGGTTACCATGTGTCAATTCTTTGACATTGAAGAAGGTGTTGTACTTGCGCATCATGTCGCACAAAGGCTCCATAACCGCCTGCCTTGCAATACCCTTCTCTATGCCTACCGCTACTGGCTTATAGTCCCTGACGGCTTGGAATATCTTCTCTACCGTCTGCCCTAGCTCCCAGCGGCCCCTGATGATGTTAGCTACCCACCACTCTCCTTGTGGTGTCACCTTCACTACGGCAATGGCAGACTCGTCCAGCTTTGCATTCTTAGTCTTTATCTTCCCTGCTTCTTTGAAGCCTGCAAGGTCGATAGCAATGTAGTAATCACCAGCGTCTGGTTCTTCCCCGTACCGTATCCAGTCTTCCTTGAATATCTCAGAGCCTAAGGATTCAAAAGAAGCCATGAACTCCTGACGGAAGGCATAGGAGGACATAGACCTCTTAGCAGCCTCTATCTCCTTCGGATCAATGGTCTCATTGTCATAGGAGGTAAAGTGCCAAGCCTTCCAATCTTCATCCTCTGAAAGCTCTGCATACTTGAACAGGTCATAGAAGTGGTTACGACCCATCGGAGTACCAATGAACATGGCCTCCCCTTTCAAGTCAGCCAAGGCAGGTCTCAGAATCTGTTCCCACACATCCGGCCTGATGTCTGCATATTCATCAAGCACCAGGTAGAACAGAGAGACACCACGCATGGTCTCTGGCCTGTCAGCACCCTTCAGTCTTATCTTGATCCCATTGATGAGGGTAATCTCAAGATTATTGACATGGTGGCCTTTAATGACAGGGTGGCCCATCTCCAACAGCAACTGCCACATGATGTCACGGGCTTGGCCTTGGGTGGGGGCCACATAGAACACGGTGCCTGACTTCGCTTCCAAGCCCTTCACTAGGAGCTTGCTAGCGGCCAGCCTAGACTTACCACACCGACGCCCTGCCGCCACTATCTGGAACCTTGCAGGGTGCTTCCATACCTTCTGCTGCCAGTTAAGCAGCTTGATGTTTAGACTAGACACTAGAGGTTATACGGTGTCTTTTCAGTACGGGTAATGTCCATTGTAGCTATAGCGGTAAAGTCACTGGAATTTGATGTAGTAAATGATAAGTAATCACCTTCATGCATCACCAGTTTTTCGTTATCAGCACCAAAGTTATAAACTGAGCTAGATGACAAGGTACTTGTAGGATGGACTGTTATAGTAGTTCCGTTGTGCCAGTCCATACTAAAACTATGACTACCACCAGAACCATTAACTACCCTAATCATTTGAACAATAGCCATATAACCATCAGGCACTGTAAAAAGAGTGGTAGTGGTGCCAGCAGGTAAGTCTTTACCTATTGATTGCAGCATGGTGTCCTACTGGTTAATAGATCACGGAATAACTTACTACCTTCTACCACATCCCTCTGAGCAGCCTCTACTACGTCTGCTATGGCCCTAAGGCCAATGAAGGAGACCCCCTTAGACCATCCTAGCGTCAGTATATCCACCATCATATCTATTTTAGATTCGGCAGAGTCTTCT